AGATCTGGCAGACCTAATGGATTTGGTCTTGATTCTTTTCTACCAACTTCCTTATCCATATTTGCTTTAAGTACTTCATTCCATGCATTAATAGAATTAATACCTAATGCATCTAATGTACCAATAGCAACAACACAAAGATCAATAAGACCGTCAACGATCTCTTCAGCATCTTCTGTAATCATAGCTTCACGTGTTTCATCATACTCTTCCTTGATAAAATCAAGACGGAATTCAATAAACTTTTTAAGTTGAAACGGTGTGGCCGTTTTGATCCATTCATGTACACCATATTTCTGATGCATAAGATTGATATCACTTACCCAATTTGTAGACATTTATACTCCTTTTCTAATCATGTTAATATTATATCACACTTTTGTGTAATGTACATACCTTTATACGAAAAAATCTTCGAGCGATACTTGATGTTCGCTTGTCCAACCAACTGCATCTAATACAGGTTCTACTGCACCAAGGAAAGTCTTTTCGAATTGTAGGTTATAATCTATATATTTCTCAAGTTTAAATTGACGTGGAAGATAGTCTACAAATGCAATCACATTCTCTTTGATTGGATTTGGTTTAATAAGATACGAGAACTTTACTTTGTCGCCGCTTGTTATCTTCTGAATACTTCTACCTAATTTGTTATCTATTACTAAGTTATTGTGTAGTATTGCACCACGTATGTGGATCGGTGTACCTTTCTTATATACCATTTCACCGAGTTTAGGTTTCTTATTAACCCATTTGTTTAGGTTATTTACACCTCGAGGAAAGCTAACTTCTTCAGCAGATGCTTGCTTAAATGCAGCTTTAAAGTTTGCTATATCTGATTGTACTGTTTCCTGATCAGTCTCAATGATTCTACGAAAGATATCTTTTAATGCTTGTCTACATATGGCAGGAGTAGATGATTTGATTGCTTCAATACCCATGATCTTTAATTTAGGTGTAGCATAACGAACACCTTCATTGTCATGTACATTGAGTATGTATCTTTTCTTTGCTGTCCATATGCCACGATTAGCTATGACTTCTCTACCCATAACCATCTTATTCTCTATGCCACCAAGCATTTTAAATAGACGATCATAACAATCAGTGAGTGCACCTTCTAATGCAGTCGAACACATCTTGTCAAGGAAGTCAACAGGGTTTTTTGGTCCAAGACGTTTAACGAATTCATCAAGACGAACATAGACCGAGTCAGTATCGATGGCAACAACATAATCTTTATTAGTTTGTAATGCTTTGTTAAGGTAATCGTTAAGGTTATTCTCTGCCCAACGAATGGTTGCTTGACCAGTAAGTGTGATACCTTCAGCGATTCGCATGTCAAAGTATCTAAACCATTTATTACCCATCGCACCGTATAAGGAATTCAATAGGATCTTTAATGCCATTTGCTGGTTCTTTGCAATAGCAATACGTTTCTCGAGTGCATACACTTCTGACTTGACTACACATAGCTCGAGTTCTTGCTCAGCTTTGAGTTGTGTTTGCTTAAACTTTACACGATCATTATAGATTTCTTGAATAATTGCTGGAATAATACCAAGCTTCTTTGTATCGAAACGAACACCATTTACAGCTAATGCAGTATTTGGAACATTGTTTTTGATTTCACCGTTAAGAACTGATTCAACATTTACACCTGCTTCGTCATCGAGAAGTATAGTTTCAGGAGACATATTGTATTGCATAATGATTGATGGATATAGAGAGTTCAAGTCGAATGAACATACCCAATCGTGCATGCCAACGTGTGGTGCTTTTACATATCCACCAGGATATGCACCTTTAAATGATTCTGAGTTTTGTGGTATAGCTACACGTTTAGAATGTAAGTCACGATAGATGAGTGCATCCCATATAGCCACAGTACCAAGAACTTGTTCATAGTTTACACCACCACGATAAGCCATAGTAAGACATAAACTAATTAGACCAAGCTTATCTTCCATACGATCGATAAGTTCTACGTCTTTAATGTTATAATCAATAAACTTTTGATAGTTATTTGCATGCAGCTCGTTAAGATCAGAAGCTTCACCGAAGTCAAGCTTCTTCTCTCCTAAAACAACACTTGCTATATGATCCAACTTGTATGATTCTTGTGGACCATATGAATAACCGAACTTCTTAAAGATTGCCATGTAATCTAAAATGGATACACCTTTTATTTCATATTTAAGTGTAGTTTGACCGAACCCAGTATGAGTCTCACGTTCATCGATCATTCTCCATGGAGACAAGAACTTCTCACGTGAATTACCAAGTATACGCTTTATACGATTAATAAGATATGGTATATCAAAGAACTCGCAGTTCCAACCTGTAACAACATCAGGCGAAGTTTTAGACCAATGGTAAACAAATTTATGTAAGAGTTCATGTTCGTCTGAACATTTAATATAACGAACTTCGTGGGTTTGTAGCAATGCTTTATCTACATCATACTCACCACAACCAAATGTATAGTATATATCATCGATGTTATTCTTCATTGTGATTGCTGTTACTTCTTGATCAGCTAAAGCAGGTTCAGGAAAACCATCGCCAAACTTTGTTTCAATATCGATTGAGGTAACATTAATAAGATTACGATTCCATTTAATTTCGCCAGGAAACTCTTCATTAATATATTGCACAACATAATTAGTGTTGCCATATACATTAAATCCAGGAACATCAGCATACGATTTAACAAAATCAGTAGCTTCTCCCATAGAGCCGAACACGATAGGTTCTACAGAATTGCCATCTAGAGAATTCCAATCATGTTGGTTATTACCTTTGTTTGTTACGAAAAGAGTTGGACGAAAAGGAACAGTGAACTTTACTTTCTCACCGTTCTCATAACCCAAATATTTGATGACCTTACCATGACGGAAGGCACTTGTATAGAAAGAATTTGTCATGGTACCATTATAACATGATAAGACAAAATGTACATAGTTTTAATCAAATATTACCACACCCAACTTACGAAAGAATATCTTAAACCACTTGTTACTTCGCGAACTCTGTGTGGATATAAGAAGTTACTAGGGAAATACATGATCTCACCCTTTTTAAAATAGTAATCTGTATTATCCCACATTCTTAATGCTCCACCTTCAAAGTCATCACCTAAATTACCAACTATAGAAACTGTAGGTATGCCTTTTCTTTTACCATCAAAAACATATCTTACATGATCGCAATGTTCCATCATGTCATGAGTCTCACTATACTTCATAAATTTAGGATCAGTAAAATCTCTATAGTAATCATACCAAGGTATATCTTTTAAATGCTCATGCACATAGTGATCTAATCCTCTCTTTACACAAACTCGTAGCTTATCTAGAGTAGGTCTATCATTCATATGAGTTAGACCATAGTTTCTGTCTTGCTCAGGAATATTAGGATCACCCATGAATTGTTCCCAATCAATACTCAATGTTGATCCAGCAATACCATCTTGTTTCCTTGGCTGATCTGGATAAGCATTGACTACATCTTTAGGGAATGGTAACCAAGTGTTTTGAAGGTTAAGTCTATCTATAGCTTCATCACAAAGTTCATCATCAATCCACCTGTCCTTGTGGACATAGTGTTTTATATCGTGATTCATTAAACTACTATTTGTGGTTTATCTGGTGTGATTATATCCGTATCGCTATGCATTACTTTATGCTGAGCTGCTAATTCTAGTGTTGGTGTAAGATCAAACAAGATGTGTTCTTTCTTAATTACTAATTTATCGATTTCACAATAAGGCATATATGGCATGAAGCCAAGTCTTTCCTTTGTAGGAACTAATGCAACTACATCTTGTACCGTTATTGTTAATCCTGATTCGTTTGTTTTTTCACATAATAACTCTTCACCCGACGTAAGTCGAACTAATCTAATATCATTCATCTATGTTCCCTTGGTTGTTTATTAATATAATCTTTGACCGCAGATTTAATTGCGTCTTCTGCTAGTACACTACAATGTATCTTTACTGGTGGCAAATTAAGTTCTTCGACAATTTCAGTATTCTTAATAGATTGTACTTCACTTACCGTCATACCCTTTACCCATTCAGTTAATAGCGAGCTAGAAGCGATAGCTGATCCACAGCCATATGTTTTAAATTTAGCATCAGTAACTACGTCATCTTCTATTCTTATTTGAAGACGCATCACGTCGCCGCAGGCAGGAGCGCCAACCATACCAGTTCCTACATGTGAATCTAATGGATCCATCTTACCCACATTGCGTGGATTATTGTAGTGATCTAAAACCTTATCTGAATATGCCATAACGCTCCTTAGTTATTTAACCGAGCAGCAATTGTGCTGCTTTGTTGAGTTTTCCTAACTTAATGACTTGAGGCTTATCCTCTTCTGGAATGTTATTTTCCAGAGCAACGACAAGCAAACCATCTACGATATCTGCACCAATAACTTGTACGGTATCAGCTATAGTAAACTGTCTTTCAAATCCTCTTGAAGAGATTCCACGATGTGCGTAGTCTCTATCTTTACTGCCAACAGGTCTATTACCAGTGACAGTCAAAACTCCCTTCTCGAGAGTTAGGTCGATGTCATCTTTACCGAATCCTGCAACAGCAATCTCAATAAGAAAATGACCATCAGCTTTTCGAATAACATTATATGGTGGGTACCCAGCGCTACGTGCTTCTGTAGTTCCGTTGAATGGTACTGTTGATAGTGTTTCAAAAAGTTGATCAAATCCAAGGAACGTATCCCTTGGGAAGTTAAATGCTAAGTTTGACATAATTGTCCTCCTATATTATAGCAAGGTTATAAAATGAATACCCGACCTATTTCGGCATATCCAATTCTATTTATACACGTAAACCTTTAGGTCTTTGTGTTTATTACTTAATTGTGTGTTTTCTGGTACACTTCTCTTCTGTACCCAATGGATAATCGCTTTGTTCTGATAATATATTTCATGCTTCATTTTGATATCATCTCTATACCATTCATAAGATGGATAAGTTATATCCCATCCACCAGCTTTCTTCCACCATTCCATACAATCATCACAGTCACGAAGACATGCAACGATCTGACTCTCTGGAAACATATCTTTGATCTGATCTAAGTAATGAGCAAAGTGATGTGACATAATTACTTTCACTTGATCTTCTGGACCAGAGAAACTCTTATTGATTTCATCAATCCATTGTTCTTTTGTACCTAAGCTATTTTTATTCTCTAGCCATTGTCCATACTGCATTCCAGGGCCATAATAGTTTCCCTTATGACCACTGAATTTACCATGCATGTATTCTTTGTCAGCAGTATAATCAGTTATATCAGCGTGATGATTAAATCTAAGCTCTTGACCTACACCACTCCAATGTGATCCTGGAGCTCCTGTTACAAAGATCCAATTCTTCACTTAACTAACTCTTCCTTGTAGACAGATGCTAAACCTAATGCACGTGTATTAAACCATACAAGATCTTGCAATGCGTCTTTAGTAATGAATGACATAAGCGTATCTCTATGTGAATCACCATCAGCACCAATAAGCCAATCATATTGACCTACTTTCTTTTGAATAGCTTTCACTGCATCAGCATCTTGGCTCATTGCTGTTAGTGCATTTTGTAAAGCGAATGCATTTGGATTTCCTTTGTTTACCCATAAAGCCTTTTGCATACCATCTCTAAATGATTTGACAAGCTTATAAGCATTATAGAATTCACCTTCAGGTTTGACACCCCACATTTCTTCATATAGAATTTCCATTTGAAATCCTGGGTGGTTAATATCATCTGCATGACTTCCGTCTGCTTGTAGAATTCCGTGATG